GAATCCGAATCTGTTGAACAGTATCGGACACCTTTGTTGGTGCCGAGCAGGATTGCACCGAGATAGCCGCTGATAGCAGTCGCCACTTCCCCAGTCGGAAGTTCAAGAGCGACCACACCCGCATCAAGGGTGCCGTCCGCTTTGATCGTGATCTTGTAGACAAGCGATTTCTTCCCTGAGTACCCTGCGGCGTAGACAGCGTTCTGCCCGGTGGCGACACCAACCCAAGTGAAAGCTGTGTCATCGGGGACAATGTGGTCAGTCTTGGAACCACCCGAAGAAATCGTGGCAAGTTTGTGGCTGTACGCACCCCACATAAAGTTCTTTGCGAACCCCAACATATAGTAGTTGTCGTTGCTGTTCACATACTTCGTGCCGCTGATGACACCAATGTCAACACTGGTGTCAATCTTGCGGACACCATCAGACGGGAACGCCAAATACACATCGTTGCCGTCAGTCGCCATCGCCTGACACACACCACCAGGCTCACCAGTACACGCAGTCCAAGTAGCCGAAGTGGAAAACGGGTTCGTGCTGTAAAACACATCACCGTTCAGGGACGCATACACCCTGCCATCCTGCACAACCATATGAGACTCAGTCGCCGACGAAGACTTCGACAACAGGGTCGCGTTCAACAAAGTCAACTGGCCCTTAGTCCACGGGTTCACACCCTTAGACTTGTAGAACCGGTAATCCTGCGAAGCAGCACTGTCAGCGTATTTCTGTCCCGCACCGAAATGCCAAGAGTTCTGACCACGCCGCCACAACCCCTGCGGACTGATTGCAGCCTCACCGGGAGCGGTCGAATTGTCCTGTGAGTCACGGACACGGGCATCAAACTGGCGGGTGAAACGCCCCGACTTTGAATCAATCAGATACGGGCGACCATTGATAGCGACAGGGAAAACATCAGGCACCAACGCGGTCGTGCCTGTACCCGTATAAAACGAGGGGCCACCCGTGTAGGCGGTGCTGAAATCAATCAGAGGCACCGGTTAGTTCCTTGTCAGAAACGTGGGGTACTGCCGTGCAAGTCGGGCAGCTTCCGCCGTGATCCTGTCCCTTCTCAACCTGACCAGGTTTTGGATGGAGTTCGTGATGGCACCCGACCCGACTTCCTCGGCGCGGCGGGTGTCGCCCTGCGATTCGGTGAAGTTCCGTTTCAGTTCACGGGGGGACATCACCCGGATTTGGACACCCAAGTTGATGATGTCCTCACAAGAGGTTGGCAACCCTGCGAACGAAAACAGGTTCTGCCCTTCGGAGGTGAGCTGAGAGAACGGGGCTTTGTACACGATTCGAAGGCTTCCCTGTGGGCAGTCCTGCTCAAACCGGATTGCGTATCCGCTGGAGAAATCCTCGGTGGGGAGGTCTCGAACCAGTTTGATGCGGCGAATCTGCTGGTATTCATCGGATTTGATGCGGACATGGGCGGACACAACATCAATGATGTCGGTCACGGGGGGCAGGTTGATGAACTCGTCTGATCCGTTGTAGTCGTAATCAAATGTTTTGATTTGGAACAGGCCATGCATCGGGGACGACAGGTCTGCCAGTTCGTCGTTGAGGGCTTCAAGGATTTGGGCGCGGGGGAACCGGGGGTTGACGGTGATGATTGCGCCTGCTGAGTGGGTGGCTGCGGTGGTGCCGTTGAATCCGCGTTCGACGGTGAGGGTTTTTGATCCGGTGGTTGATGCCCACACGTACATCATTTCGGAGTCGATTTCGAACACTGTTCCTGGGCGTAGACCGTCAAGGTCGTAGGTGGCGACAACGCTGGTGGTGGTGGCGTTGATTCCTGCCGACAACTTGTTCTTTTGTTCAACGGTTCCTGAAAGGAGTTGCCTCAAGGTTCGGTTGATGACGGTCGTACCAGTGGACATTTACTTCTTCTTTGCCTTTCGGGACACAGCCATGTTGTCCACCAGGTTCGGGTAGGGGCGACCCGCAGCCTTCGCACGGGCTTTTGCTGCCCTGATTTGTGCAGGGGAAAATTGGCTGGACTTCTTGGCGGGGTTCTTTGTTTCCCACACCGGCTTCGGCTTCTTCACTTCTTCTTGGCCTTCTTCTTCGCCATCCCAGCTTCGGACATGGCGATAGCGACAGCCTGCTTACGGGACTTCACCTTCGACCCTGAGGACGACTTCAGGGTTCCGCCCTTGTATTCGCGCATCACCTTGGCGACCTTCTTGGAGTTCTTCACTTCTTCTTGGCCTTCTTCATGCCGCCCTTCTTCGAGCCGTACTCCATCTTCCGCTCCTTGGCACCTTCCATCATTTCGTGCTTCTTGCCGTGCATCTTCTTCTTGGCGGCCATGATTGTCTCCTTTAGACGGGGTTACCCGAGACTATACCCCATACCACACAAGGTTTGCCCGTAACCGTTCATCGTCCGGGTTCAACAGGGCAGCCTGTTCCCCATACATACGGGCATCGTGACGCAACCCTAAATGCCAGCAGGCAACCGCCGCCAAATCGTAGGGGAGCCACCCCCACGCATCCGCCTCACACAAATAGTCCAACGGTTTTTCGGTGATGAGCAGGGCAGCGTTCGCGTACTGGTAGCAGGCCCGCCAATCCCGTTGATCATGGTAATGCTTCGCCAACGCGACAAGGTTTTCGCGGCGGCACGGGTCCTGTTGGAGTGCGCGATACAGGTTCGTGACGTTGCCGCTCATCGTGTACAGCATCCTGTATGCCGCCGCTTTTTCGGGGGGCCACTTTGACAGGAGGGTGGCGTTGATGAGATGCCGGGAAGCGTTGTTGTGGTCGCCGTGGTAGAAGTATTCGCGTCCGAGATAGAACTGGTTGCGGTCGTCGTCGGGGTCTTCTTGGACTGCCAGTTTCAGCAGATCGAAGTATTGTCCGCGTGATTTGGTTGGGTCGGGATAATGGTGGATTACCAGGCCATCAACCCAGTGCTGCTGTTCCAGTATGTCCACAGGTTTGAGAACTTCATGTACGGGGTGCTTCCAGGTGTAGCCGTGGCGGGTGTGTATTTTGTCCCCTCCGTACACCAACCCTTCTGATCCGTTGTTGTTCCAGCTCCACACGTATTTGTAGCGGGGGCGGGTTGTGCCGTGTGGCACGGTTTCGAGGGCTTGTCTCCATCCGGGTTGTAGGACTTCGTCCATGTCTAGGGCGATGCAGTAGTCGATGTTGTCGGGGAGGTGCCATAGGGCGTAGTTGCGGGCTTCGTCGAATCGCCACGGGTTGAACTCGGCTTTGAGTGTGTTGATGGCGTGGTTGTCTGCGAGGTGGAGGGTGTTGTCGGTTGAGCCGGTGTCTAGGATGAGGCGGTGGTCTGCGTCAGCGGTTGATTCGGCCCAGCGGCGGACGAATTGTTCTTCGTTTTTTGCGATGGTGTAGACAGCGATTCGCATGATCCCCTCCTGGGTTGTGTTACGCGAGTGGTTCCGGTGTGGGTCGGGCAAGCCATTCGGCGTATTCTTCGTCGGTCATCGGGCGTACCAGGTCATCAATTTGGATGTTGGGTCGCTCGTCAGATGCTGTTTCTGTATCCGTAGACACGGATAGTTCCTCCCGTAATCGTTCCTGCTGTAGTCGTAATCGTAAAAGATGTGTACGAGGTTGTATTAGCTAGGAACCCCGATGTTGAACCACCAACCCGCGTGGAATCAGCACCGACAAATGTTCCCCACATGACCGTGCGTTGGGACAAGAATGGGCCGTACAGTTCAACTTGGAGCGAGTTCACAGTTTCAGAAATACCAGCCCGTTCCCAGCTTGAGCCATTATTCGTGCTTGCTGCTGCAACTGTGTTATTCCACGCTGTATAAATGACATTATTGTAGTAGCCGGAAGTTGTAGAACCTAAAGTCATTTTCAAATCGCCCTGTGAACTACACGACCCGCCCATATAAACGATTTTGTAGTTGTCATACGTTGAACTGAATGCGCTCGTCACCTCAACGCTTGAAACGGCGGACCCGACCGTCTGTGTTTTCACCAACTCCAGCCCCGGTGGTGAATCAGCGTCGGTCAGCATCACCCAGCTTGATCCCTGCCACACCAACGTCTGCTTCGTGTCAGTCTCATAAATGACCTGCCCGTTGAACGGTGACGCGGGGCGTGTGCTGCTGGTGCAAACCCCCGGCTGGATCAGACGGCTAGACGGCAAATAATTCGAGAGACCCATCAGGCCGCAATCTCCTTCAACGTCATTGTAGACATCGCACTATCAGCCTGAACATTCACACCGTTAGTCCCGTTCGGATTCCAAAACTGTGTTTTATATGTAATGGACGATGTGGTGGCTGGGCTGTCCAGGTAGGACAAACCAATAGCCGCACTGTTGTTGATAGCCGTTGCCGTATACAGAAACAGGCCACCGGAAAAGTTAGTGACCAGCGTTGTTGAATCTCGAAGCAACCTGAGGGCTAAACGGTTTTCAGCGTTGAGACTGTTTTTGTAGCACCCGTTTTGACAAAGTTCAACAAGGATTTTGCTTGACGATGACTTCGGCGTGATTGATGCCGACAACCCGGTATCAGCAGGGGTGCTTGATGAACTGCCCTGCTGGGTTGAATAGGTGGCGTTGACTACCTGGAGGACTGTCCCGTTGGTTGGGGTGGTCGCCGCAACATACCGCCAAGCTGACCCGTTATAGATCGCCAACATATCGGTGTCGGTTTCGTAAATCATTTGGCCTTCGAACGGTGCAGACGGCCGTGTTGTCGAAGTGCAGACACCGGGTCGGAAACCGTTAGAAACATTAGAAATAGCCATCACTGCGCCTCCCACGGTTCCGGGGTGTTGCCCTCAGCAAGCCACTCAAGATACGACACCATATTGGGATTATCTGAAATCATTGGAAAAGAAACAAAACTGTTTTCAGAAAGTTTGTGGATTATGTGACGCTGTACATCCCCATACGACTCCACATCAATAAAGTAATACATTACAGTTCTGCACTCCATCCCAAATAACCGGATGTGCTGTTGTTGACCAACAATCTTACGCTCAAACCAGCCGTGATTGTCATACCTCCCAAAGTAACTGCAAACACAGAAGGAGAAGCGGTTACTGTTTGAATAGAAACACTTGTTGAAGAGTACGAAGCGTTACTGGTTGAACCAATAAAACCTGATGCCGAGTGATAATCCAACGTGTGCGGTGTGACCCTCATAACGACGGGCAAAACAAAATCAAAGTCTGCGGCGGTCGTAGAACCAGCAGCACCGAAACCACCCAAACTTGTGTATGTTGCTGTACCGTTTGCTGACCTGCGTTGGTAGTACCGCTGGCAGAGAGCCAGTTCGACACCGATCGGTCGCTGCTCAAACGGGGTCGGCTGATAGTTCTGCTCAACCTGCACACCCCAAAAATCAATCGTCGCGGACTGAATACCCAACGACCCAGTACGGCTGTTGAAATCAGACCCGGCAGAAGTCCAAAGATTCAAACCCAAATAATCATCGCTGGCAGTACCCAAAGTCTTGCCCGAAATAGACGGAACATTGAACTGAAAAGTGAACCTCTGCCAAGACGTAGACAAAGTTGCCTGACCCACATAAGAAAACACGCTTGACGAAGGACTGCCACCAGTACCAAACACTTGGGCCAGCTCCACCGCAACCTTCGGTGTACCCGTCGAACACCTCGCCCAAAAAGAAACAGACACGGCCTGACCAGCAAAGGTTCTGACACTCTCAATAGCCTGGTTGAAAATAGCCAAACTAGACGAGGCACTTTGCCCAGTTGTCACTACACGCGCATAATTGATCGGTTCATAACCCGAAATGCCATTACCCAAAGAAAAGGTTTGCGCCGAATAGGTGACAGTCCCACCCGACAACGAGATTCTCCAACGGTCAAACCCGTAGGTTCCGCTACTAGTTGTGCTGGAAAACGCCCGCTGGTTGATTCTGAAATCGCCGTTGATGATGGCGTTACGGAACCCCAACCCGGCAGGCAGCAGGGCAGACGACCCCAACGCAGACGAAATACCCATCAGGCCGTCTGCCTCTCCCAACCCGTCACAGACACCGTCACCTTATCCGCAGTATCCGACAACCCCTGCAACGTATCCCCCGACTCAAACACCAGGGCCGTATCCAACACCACCGTGTCATACGCCGCGATCGGCAACCTATACACAAAACAGTTACCAGCAGTCGCCGCCGTACCATCATAAGACAACGTGACAAGACGCTCCACACCATCCGTGTTACACACAACAATCTGTTTCACAGCCCACTGATAATTCGTAGTCACCGTGAACAAAGTCGTTGTCGAAGTTCCCAAAAACGTGGGAGCCTTCAACATCTTCGGAAAAACATCACCAACAGCCATTACGGATTCACTTCCATGATTAGGTACGTTGTCAGGTTACTCGTTGTCTGCGTAGGAGCTGCCGCACCAGTCGGCCCGGTAGGACCTGTCGGCCCGGTAGGTCCAGTCACCGTAGAAGCCGCACCCGTCGCACCAGTCGGACCAGTAGGACCTGTTGGCCCGGTCGGACCAGTAGCCCCATCCACACCGATCGTGCCAGCAGCACCCGTAGGACCTGTAGGACCAGTAGGCCCGGTAGGTCCTGTGGCTCCGTCAACACCAATCGTTCCCGCAGCCCCAGTCGGACCAGTCGGTCCTGTCGGACCTGTCGGACCGGTAACAGTCGACGCAGCCCCAGTCGGACCAGTCGGACCCGTAGGACCAGTTACAGTGCTAGCAGCCCCAGTAGGACCAGTAGGCCCGGTAGGACCCACATCCCCAGTTGCCCCAGTCGGTCCCGTTGCTCCAGTCGCTCCAGTCGGTCCCGTAACACCAGCATCTCCTGTTGCCCCTGTCGGACCTGTCGGTCCAGTTGCGCCAACCGCACCAGTTGCTCCCGTGGGACCTGTAGGTCCCGTTGCGCCCGTCGCTCCACTTGCTCCAGTAGGACCCACAGCTCCCGCAGGTCCTGTACTTCCCGTGGGTCCAGTTGGACCTGTACCGCCAGTAGGTCCTGTCGGACCTGTTGCTCCTGTGTCACCCGTATCCCCTTTCGCCCCAGTCGGGCCTGTTACACCCTGCGATCCCGTAGGACCAGTAGGACCTGTCGCCCCGGTCGCACCCTGCGGACCAGCGTTACCAGTTCCCACCACAGTAATAGCGGCATCAACCGACACCGCACTAACAGCAGGAACCACAACCGCACCAACCGATGCAGTCGTGCGTTCAACAGTGATGCTGTACGTTTCACTGCCTGTGGTTCCCCTGTCAACCGTGATGAGAGTGGTAGCCAACTGCTACCTCGTAACGTCTGCGAGAACCGTCACGTTACCAGCAAGAATAGTGGACACAACACCGGACGCTGTTTCCTCCAAATCCCAAAACGCGACACCAACCGGGAGGGTCGCGGAATCGGTGGCAGACAAAACACACGTCACCTGGCCGTTCGCTGCTGACGTGACAGTGCAAGTGAATGACGCTTTGACGGTGGTGGAATCCTGCGAGGAACGGATTTGCGCCCGATAGGTACGACCCGTGATATCGATAGCGGTGGACCCGTCAGACGTGATTGTGACGACAAGGGTTTCGGTGTCGCCACGGGTGATAATCAGATCCTGGTCTGCGGGTTGAGCCATAGTCTCACCACTTTACCTTATTGGCCCAGTACGCCGCCGACATTTTGCCTTTGGCAATGTTCTTTGCGTGGCGAGCTTTGAACGCTTTGTTGCGGGCAGAACCTTCCGGGGAACCCTGAACACCCTGCTGACCGAACCTGATCAACTTGACTTGGGTTCCTTCCTTGGCGAGAACCGCATGGGATTTCTTCGCGTTCGGGGTCCGTTTCGGTTTGTTGTAGCCAGCGAACTTTTCGCCTCGGTATTCGATAGTCATACAGTCTCCACAGCTTGTGAGGCGGATAATACCTCAAACACGTGTTCCGGTATTACATAACTTTTGCCGGGTTCCATTATGTAATTGGTTTTGCCGATGTGGGCGTTGACTCGGCGGCGGGCCTGTACGGAAACTTGTACAGATGGGGTTACCCAGTCGTCTGTGTCCAGCATGGTGCCAACAGGGACGGCATCCAGTAAGCGTTTCGTGGAATGTTTCCAGGCGAACCGTTCTGTTTTCGGGATGTTCAGTTCAGCCAACTCCCGTATCGTGTCACGGTTCTTGTACATGGTCATCATATGTTCCTCAAGAACACCCTGATCAGGTTCATCCCACTCACCAACCGTGTCAGCCCGAACACTTCGAACAGGGACAACCGCGGTCGCAGCATCAATGAACTCGCGTTGACCCGAAGTGTCCGACACAATGTTAGGAACCCCTAACGCCATCGCCTGCAACGGCATCAACCCAAACCCCTCACC